GTTAACCAGTTTGAAGCAGGCGAAATGAAAGGCGATCTTGGTCGTAAACCCAAAGCTCTTACTGCTCTAGTAAGAAACTGTGTTAACATGTTTGGCGCACTAAACATTGGACTGGTATGTACTAACCACACCTATGCCAGTCAAGACATGTTTGACCCAGACGATAAAATCAGTGGTGGACAAGGCTTTATCTATGCGTCTAGTATTGTTGTTGCCATGCGTAAACTCAAACTCAAAGAAGATGAAGATGGTAACAAAATTAGCGAAGTAAAAGGTATTCGTGCCGCTTGTAAGGTAATGAAAACCCGCTATGCTAAACCGTTCGAATCAGTACAGGTTAAGATTCCCTATGAGCAAGGCATGAGTCCATACTCAGGCTTAACAGACATGATGGAATCAAAAGGTTTATTGCAGAAGGAAGGCAACAGTCTTAAATACACCCTAGCAGATGGAACTGTAATTAAACAATTCCGTAAGGCATGGGAACGCAATGAAGATGGATCACTGGACAAAGTGATGGCCGACTTTGAAGCTAACCCACACAAAGTAACTGCTGAACTTGTAGAGGAAACAGTAGAATGAGTATCGAAATTGATGCACTGATTGACACATATACCACAATGAAAGAGTATGTGCCTGGCAAAGATCGTCAAGCTGCCGCTGACCATGTGTTTAGTATACTAAACGACAGTGGCGTGAGTGAAGAAGATCTAAAACAAGTTGCCGGCACAGACTCGTATCTGAAGCGAGCAAGCGAAGAGTACCTAGACCCTGATTCAGAAGATCTTGATGAAGATGAGACTGATTACGACTACGGTGAAGACTAATGTGGTACAACAAAATAGTTGGAAACCTCGGAGAAATTCCGGGGTTTATTAACTATTACGAAGGTGAGTTGACCAGTGCAAAGAATGATGTACGGATAGCTGGGCTTGTGGAAAAAGGCCTGGCTAATCTGCCTGGTATAACCGAGCATCGTTTCAATCAACTACAAGAAATTGAAGCGGTATTAAATTTCTTAAATATACAACTGCGGAAGATTCGACGAAAGCATTTCCAGAAATATCTAGAAAGCTATGCCCGTGCGCTAACCAGTCGTGATGCTGAAAAGTATGTGGACGGTGAAGATGAAGTGATTGACTTTGAAACTATCATTAATGAAGTAGCTCTGCTACGCAACAAATGGTTAGGCGTAATGAAAGGCCTCGAAAGCAAGAACTTCATGCTAGGGCATGTGGTCAGACTTCGTACAGCAGGTATGGAGGATGTAACAGTATGACAAACTGGAGAGAAAAAGCTGATGAGTTACTGGCAGAGTTTGATCTTTGCTGGCGAGCTCGCCCCCGACAAAATGCAGTTGATATACAGTTATCAAAAGATGAATGCGCCAAGTGGGCATATCATTTAAATGCACAAAAATCCTGGGGCACTGATCTGGAGATAGCTGAAGCATATTACCATCTAGAGCCAAAGTTAAAAGAATTAAAAGAACAAGTAATCATTGAGATACTAACACATGGATCGCTTTAACAACGCACATCAGAGTCACGAGCATAGCCTAAAAGTACTAGAGCTGGTATCCAACTACGACGACTTCATGGACAGTTTAACCAGCGTAGCTGACATGGGCTGTGGCGAAGGCCTGGATATCAACTGGTGGGCTCGCAATGAGTATGTTGAGATACTTGAAGATGAGCAAGGTAATGTGACAGAAACTATTCGCCCACGAAACTATCGTTGCTATGCTGTGGATAAAAATATCCGGCAGATCAATAAAGAAATGCTACCAGACTCTGTGAACATAATCGAAGGTAACTTTGAGCGCCGTGTGCTAAGTCGTCCAGTGGATCTAATCTGGTGCCACAACAGTTTTCAATATGCTACCAATCCATTAAACACACTCAAGCTCTGGAACGAGCAGATGGTCACCAACGGCATGCTCTATATTGGTATTCCTTACCAAACCACACACATAAACAACCGTTTGGTTGTGCGCAGTCATAATCATGCTTATTTTAATCACAACTTCCTGAGCATGGTTTATATGCTGGCCGTAAACGGATTTGACTGCAGAGATGCATACTTTCTCAAAGAAGCAGCAAATCCATGGTTACACATAGCGGTGTACAAAACAGATCACGAGCCAATGGATCCTGCAGAAACCACATGGAATGATTTGGCTGCTAAAAATCTACTGAACGATAGCATGAAAAACAGCCTAAACAAGTACGGATATCTACGTCAAGAAGACATCATGTATGCCTGGCTGGACAAGGACTTTCATTTTATTCAAGACTAAATACATGATGGACATGCGCAAACTCATTAATCTAGTAGAGGACCCTGCTCTTAAGAAGCAGATCATTGACGTGGTTAAATCTACAGATGATCCGCAAGTGTTGGGCAAGGTACTCAAGGTACTTAAAGCAGGCAACATCGAAGAACGTATTAAATCTGTGCTGGGTAGCGATGCAGATGCTTCACAGTTCCTTGGCAAGATTGCAAGGAACATTATTGAAATTGATGCACCTATTGAAGAAAAAGATGCCTTCTTAGAAAAGATCAAAAAAGGTATAGCAATCAATACCAATTTATTATTAGACGGCTCGTTGCATAATTTTACAGAAATAGTTGGTACTGGCTTTGGGTTAGATCTATTTAAACAACTGTCCGTTGAGTTAGTCAGCCAAGGCGTTGGCCCAGGCGAAGTAGCTCTAGCAGTGCTAAGTCCTAACATCGCCTGGAGCGGCCGTGTCAAAGGCGGTGGCGACATTATTGTTAATAAAAAAGCAGTTGAAGTCAAGACTCGTGCATCAAAAGGTGGACGATGGATCAATGCACGTAAGGCTAACATGGATCTACCATCAATCGCTCGTGCAATCTCAGATGCAACAGGTGGCAGTAAGGGCGACTACATTGGATTAGACAATTGGGTTAACACCCTACGCCCAATGATTAAAGATCAAACGCTATTGGCAAACACCGCTAAGGCAATTGCCGACGGTACTTTTAGTCATGTTCCTAATCAAGACTATCAACAAGCACTAATCAGTGGCGACGAAAATGCCATCAAGTTTGCTATTGTTAAAGTTGGATACGACAACTATAAAAAGTATTCGGGGTTTGCAGGCATGTTGCTAATGGATCTTCCTACAGATCAGGTACAGTACTTTGTGGACTTTGACTCTATGGTAGGAAATATCAGTGTTGGCACTCCTTATATTTTTTCACCAGAAGCAACCATGATGCCGCAGGTGGTACTAGAGCCAGGTGCAACTATACGTGCTGGTAGATTCAGTGTCAAGCCCGAACAGGAACTTGCTGGCAATACCAATAAAGAACTAGAAACAGTAGCAATTAATTTTGCAGAGAAACTGTGTGCGGAACGTGGTGTTAAAGATGCTACAAAGATCAATGTTATTGCAACAGAGATCATGGCCGATCTTGAGAACAAGATTCCTCCTAATAAAATCTATACTAATTTACTAAAGAAGTTCCCAGAGTTGGCTCCACGCAAAAAAGCACCAACTGCGGTCACCGCGCCAGAGACAGAGCCAGAAACACCTGCACCTGCACCTGGTATAGGTAGGCAAACTAGACAGCCCATACAGCCCGGCCAAACTGTAGAACCAATCAGACCACGCAGACCCGGTTGACCTTAACCGAAAACTAAAATATAATACAGTTAAGGGCCTATAGCTTAATGGTAAAGCAGGGGACTCATAATCCCTTGAGTCGTGGTTCGATCCCACGTGGGCCCACCAAATTCCTGGCGTTAGTATAATGGATAATGCATGGGATTTCTACTCCCAGAATAGGGGTTCGATTCCTCTACGCCGGGCCAGATATAATATGAAAATTTACGACTGCCTACTGTTTAATAACGAGTTTGATCTATTAGAAGTCAGGCTCACTGAGACCTTTGATAAAGTTGATCAATTTATTATAGTAGAATCAGATCTTACCTTTACTGGTAAACCAAAGCAGTTGCATCTGCATAATAATTGGGAACGATTTAAACCTTGGGCTGATAAGATTACACTATTACAAGGAAAAGGATTAGACGCAAATAACAATCCATGGGTAAACGAAGCATGTAGTCGTGAGTCACTAGGGAGTGGAATTATTGATGCTAATCCTGAAGACTATATCATGCTCAGTGACGCAGATGAATTATATAGAGCCAGTACATTTGACCTAATGAAACAGCACGAAGAATTAAATTATGGGTTTCGTATTCCTTATTTTTCTTTTAAATTAAATTATCTACAAACTGGTCCTTATCCTCGACCATGGTGGTCTGCAGGTTGTGCTACTAGAAAAAGCAATTTAACCAATGGATTCGAAGCATTAAGACAGCAGAGAGAAATGATAGGACACAACAACGGAAGAGTAATTGGACACGCAGGGTGGCATTTTAATAACATTGGTACAGATAAAGAAATACGAGAAAAGCTAGGTAGCTTTAGCCATGAAGAAGTAAATACAGATAAAGTTTTAAAAAGACTAAACGTAGAACAGTTGGTAGAACGCGGCGAAGGACTTTTTCCAGATGCTACCTATCATACTGTTGAATTTGATAATTATTTTCCGTCTAGTATGCATACTGATATATGGAACAAATTTGTGCTATCTGGTAGCGGAAATACTCGAGAAATTATGAAACAGTATCCTGCTTTTGCTCGCTACCAATCAACATGACAGAAAAGTCTAACATTGCCAAAGGTAGGACCAGCTATGATGCCGATGTAGGAGGATCTCTTATTCCTTTCTTTAACAGGAATGTGAGTGAGTATCCTACTGAAGCCGGTGGCCCAAAGTTTGATATGGTTCCTGTTACCAAACAGAAAGACCTGATGATCAATCATGCCAGGATGTATGCACAGCAGGAATATGATCGCATCATGGAATTGGTAGCAGTACTAGAAAAGCAAGCGCAGGATATCAAGCGCAGGCTAGACATAACAGATGCGGTACATGCCGCAGTATATGCTTTTCAACCTGTTATGGGCAATGTCTACTGGTTAGCCTGGGATCGACGCAAGCAACATACCCTGCTGACATCACATGGTCCAGACGATTGGTCCAGCTCTGCACCAGAAGACTACGAGTATCAGGCACAGGTAAAGTACATGGGTGACCACACCTGGTTGGAAATTGACCAATCGCAGTTGACATAAATAAGTATTCAAGCTATTATACACACATGAACTACAAGGCATTCCACAGCATACGATTACGAATACGATAATGTATTTGTACTTCTGCGACTGTGGCGTAATTGGTAGCCGCATCAGACTTAAAATCTGAAGTCCTTTGGGCGTA